TCGAGTGGTTGAAGGCTCTAGTCTTGAAAACTAGCGATGTGAAAGCATCCGTGGGTTCGAATCCCACCCTTTCCGTTTAGAAAAGTTACAAATTTAACAATTTCTTCAAGAGTGTTACCGTATGAACACAAAAGATTGACTTTGAAATACCTGTGATTATTATATAGTAGTATCACAGGTATAGACCCCCTATGGATCAACACACCTATGAAAACTGGGTGAAGATCAAGGCAACTTTTGAAGCCTCTGGCAACACCGACAATATGTTTTATTATAGAGCATGTGAAATTTTAAAGACCAGAAAAGACCCACTTGCGAAGTTTCTTGGAGATGAGAAGTGATGGAACCTGGTGATGAGTTGGTAAGTCGTGAAGAAGTTCAGGAGATGATTGATGCTGCTATACGAAGACATAACCGCAATGCTTCTATCATTAGTATGTGCGTCGGTTGGGTGGTTCTTGCTTTATTTGCTGAGGGACTTTTAAGGTTAGTCGGAGTTATTCCGCCAGTATTACCATGGCTCAAAATTACTCTCCATTAATCTTTTTAGTTCCGTGGTTTGTACTTGTAGGTATTGCACTATCAATGATCGTGCAAGGTTGGATGATTATGAATGCTCATCGTGGGTATTCTAAAAGTCCAAAGGTAAAACATCCAGAGTTAAACGACGTTAAACCAGGAGACCCGTTATTAGTGGTAAAGTTTACAGACGAAGACATCGAACAACTTCAACGTAGAGTTTTGCAGCAGAAGATAGACGAACTGTTTGAAGAACCATCTACTTATGAGGATGAAGAAGATGAGTAAAACAATTTATGCAACTATGACTATCTTTGGTATTATTGGAATCTTTATTATTTGGGGATTAAATCACGCATATTCAGGAGTTTTATGAAAGTAGGATTAATCGGACTTGGGCGAATGGGCGAAGGTATGTCTCGCCGTATGCTGAAAGCAGGTATAGAAGTTTGGGGTTATCGAAGAAATTATGAAAAAGCAAACGAAGCATACGAAAATGGATATGTTAACGGTGTTACAACTTCTATACAAAGCCTTGTTCAAGTAGTCAAACAAAATAATAAAGGTGGTACACAACCAGGTATCTTTCAGATGGTTGTCCCTGCCGAAACAGTAGAGGAGACAATTAATGAGTTACTACGATATTGTGGTGAAGGAGATATTATTATTGATCATGGGAATAGCAATTTTAAAGACAGTCGGAAAAGAGCAGAACGTTTGGCAAAACTTGGTATCCAATATATTGATTGCGGCACTTCTGGTGGTGTTTACGGTTTGGATCGTGGATACTGTCTTATGGTTGGTGGCGGAAATACTGCGGTCGCCACTTGTTCGCGTATTTTTGATGCCCTTGCCCCAGGAATCAACGCTGCCCCAAGGACTCAATTTAACTCGGACGTAACTTCTGCTGAGTTTGGTTGGTTACATTGTGGACCTCCAGGTGCAGGACACTTTGTAAAGATGGTTCATAACGGTATTGAATATGGTATGATGCAAGCATATGCTGAAGGATTTAACATTATTAAGAACGCCAATGCAGGTGCTAAGTATGTCAAAGAAGGAGACGCGGAGGTTGCCCCAATGGCAGACCCAGAATCTTATTGCTATGATATTGACGTTGCTGAGGTGGCTGAGTTATGGCGTCGCGGTAGCGTGGTTGGTAGTTGGTTACTTGACCTTACTGCTGATGTGTTACGCAGGGATGGTGAGCTTAAACAGTTCTCTGGTGGAGTTTCCGATAGTGGTGAGGGTCGTTGGACTGTTTCTGCCGCTGTGGACATGGGGGTTCCCGCTCCTGTTATTACTGCTGCCTTATTTGAAAGATTTAACTCACGCAATCTCGGAACATTCGGAGTAAAAATCTTGAATGGTATGCGTTACATGTTTGGAGGTCATCATGTTAGGTAAAGCACTTATTTTTGTTGCTATTCCTTTCGTATTGTCTACACTCTATTTCGGAACACGAGGAGGATACTATGACTCCAAAGACTATAAAGGAAATGGAACCGCACATTAGGCAAAGATATTTTTTTGCCTTATCAGCGTTTTCTAGAATGTATGGGGTGAAAACTGCTGCTAATGATATACATATTAAACAGTTTTGTATTGAGTGGTCATACTTGGATGTTAATGCTCCTTTACAAGGACTTGACGAAGTGGACCAATATATGTATTATGAATACAAGAACTGGAGAGGAAGATGATTTTTCATCTTGTTGAAACATTAGCAGCAAGTCCTTTCTTTCTTTTTCTATGTGGATGTGGGTTGACAGTCGTGCCATTTGCTGGTATTATGTTTATACACAGAGATAAAGTTTGAGTCTTATAAATAGATTTGAACTCATTTTTTGTTTATGCCAGCCAAAAATCCAAAAGAATACGCTTCTAAACACTATCAGCAAAATAAAAATTTATATGCTGAAAGAAGTAAAGCAGCACGACTTAGGACTAAGGAATGGTATAATGAACTTATGAATGATAAGTTCTGCCAAAATTGTGGTGAATCTGATACAGTTGTGTTAGAATGGCATCATAAAGATCCTTCCAAAAAAGATATGAGCGTTGCTGATATGCTTACTAGAAGGGGAAAACAAACTATCTTAGAAGAGATAGATAAATGTATGTGTCTCTGTGCTAATTGTCACAGAAGATTGCATCACAAATTACGCAACGGGGTGTAGCTCAGCTTGGATAGAGCGCCGCTTTTGGGAAGCGGAAGTCGCAGATTCGAATTCTGTCACCCCGACTCATAAAACTTCACTTTATGAAAATGTATTCAGAACTTTCAGATCTCCAAAAGTTTACAGTCGAAGAGTTTCAAGCAGATTTTGACAATCTAATAGAAAGAGTGGAAAATGGAGAATCATTTATTATCACTGATGGAGAAAGAAACGCTGTGATAGTTCCATATAATGAAACCATAAAGTTTGCAGTAGAATCTAAAGTGGACGATGACTTGATACGAATACACACCGACCACGAAGAAGGTTCTTGACATAGAGTTTCGGGTCCTCTATAATGGACCTGGTTCAAGCGAGTGAGACTTGGTAGTCAGAGGAGTCTTATAAACTCTTTCCGCCAGATTAGCGGCTTTGAGGTGGTTCGAATCCACCCACTCGTACTTTGCTCCTTTAGCAATCTGGTGAATGCAGCGAACTCATAATTCGCCTGAGGCGTGTTCGATCCACGCAAGGAGCATAGGACAGAAACTCTACTGTCCATCTTGACTTCTTCAAGTCAAACCATTATAATACTAAGGTCAACATTCAAAAAAATGACTCTTACAGTAAAATTCAAGAAAGACGTTCAAACCCTTCGTGGTGCGGCAAATGGCGAATTCTACCTTGATGTAAAGAATCCGAAACTCTACAAAAAGGTTCGTCGTTATTATGAAAACGAAGGTGTAGTGTTCTCTGGTGATCCTTTGGATGATTATGAAATGCTTATGGAATATGTCGCTAGTGATCTTGAATCTGTTGAAGCTGTATGACTAAAGTTCTTCTGGAACGTGAAGGATATCGCTTCGTAGAGGTAGGTATTCTTGAAATTAACGGTAATCCTGATTACCGTATGCAAAAACAAAACGAATACACTAAACGCTGGAATGACATTTATCTTTTTGATAATGTTTTACAATGTTCTACTGCAATGGAGGATATTGAATATGCGAAGTGGTTAGACCCAGACAGGGTTCCTTGTTATGTAAAGGATGATGATGAGTAAATAGTCACGGAGAGACTTAAAAAGTACTGGTCGGGAGCAAACCCCTTTATGGCAAAATCTGATTTGCTTCGGTGGATTGGAAACATTCTCCTCATTATTGGTTATCAAACTATGCTATGGGGAGAATTTAAATATGGTTTGATGATAAAGATAATCGGAGGTTTACTTACAGTACCTTTTGCAATCAAACTTAAACTTTGGGACGTACTATTCTTATGTGCATTCTTTGGTATTTCCGAGATATCAAAGTTAACCCAACTTTTCTTAGTTTCTTAAAACTAAGTGGTGGAGTCAAAATGACCCTTCAAACACACACATACACAGGAATAAAATTATGACACCTTATCAACTTCGCTTTGAAGTTTTCAAGCAAGCATATGCTATGCTAAATGATCAGTTTAGTATTGAATATGATACTGCTCGTGTTTGGAATGATAATCCGTTAAACACAGTGAAAATGGATTATCCAGAGTTTCCAACTTTGTCGGATGTACTCAATCAAGCAGAAGCAATTAATAATTTTGTTTCTGCTGCAAAGTAGGTTTCTTGCCATTCCTTAAAAAGGCAAGTGGTGCGGATGGGGCTCTCTCCCGCCTGGTTTCCAATTTCCAGTCAAAGAATTGGTGGCGAGCCTGAATAATTAAAGGTAGGTTGCATAAACCTACCTTTTTTATTATAATAATAAAAAATTCTTCTATATGAAAATCGGTTTTAATTGCAGTTGTTTTGATCTTTTTCATGCTGGGCATGTTACGATGCTTAAGATGGAGAAAGAAATGTGCGACTATTTAAAAGTGGCACTTCAAGTTGATCCAACAATAGACAGACCTGGATTAAAAAATAAACCAGTACAGTCCATCTATGAAAGATATGCTCAAGTTCAAGCATGTAAATATGTTGATGAAATTCTTGTTTATGACACTGAAGCAGACCTCCTCAATTTAATCAAAACTCAAACCTTTCATATTCGATTTTTAAGTGAAGAATATAGAGATGTTGAAGTTACAGGAAAACAATATTGTATTGATAATGGGATTGAAATTCATTATCATATGAGAAGGCATCAGTACTCTACAACTGAACTCAGAAATAGAGTTTATGAACTTGAGAAGGCGAAAAGAGAGGAAAAAAATATAACAGATATTAAACAATATTCTCCAGAACTTCTAGAAAAATACGGTCAAAAATGAGCATAATAGTTACAGGCGGCGCAGGATTTATTGGAAGTAATTTTATTCATCATCTTATTGAATGTACAACTGAAGAAATTATTTGTGTTGATAAATTAACCTACGCTTCAGATTGGCACAATATTCCAGATAGGATTAAACTTTACACCATAGATATCGCTAATGAGCAAGAATGTGAAATTGCATTTAAAAATAATAAAATATCAAATGTATTTCACTTTGCTGCAGAAAGTCATGTAGACAATTCAATTAAAGATTGTTCTCCATTTGTTCATACAAATATTAATGGCACTATAAGTCTTTTAAATTTATCTTTAAAGTATGAGATTGAAAAGTTTATTCATATCTCCACAGATGAAGTTTATGGATCAATTGATGTTGGTCAATTTACAGAGCAATCAAATTATTCTCCAAGAAACCCATACTCAGCATCAAAGGCAGCAAGCGATCATTTTGTGATGGCATATCATAATACCTATGATTTACCCGCAATAATTACAAACTGTTCAAATAATTATGGTCCAAGGCAATATCAAGAAAAAATGATTCCAAAGACAATTACTAATTTGTTATCTGGTAAAAAAATTCCAGTTTATGGGGATGGACAACAAGTTCGTGATTGGTTATATGTACAAGACCACTGCGAAGCACTAATTGAAGTTTGGTTAAAAGGAAAGGAGGGGCAAAAATATAATATAGGTGGAAATTGTGAGATGAAAAACATCGACCTTGTTCTCTCTATATTGAATCATATGAACATGGGAGAGGACATGATAGAATATGTGATTGATAGACCTGGGCATGATCGTCGTTATTCAACAGACATATCTAAAATACAAAGTCAACTTGGTTGGTCTCCTAGAGTTTCTTTTGAAGATGGTTTAGATAAAACAATTGAATGGTATAAAAAATTAATTTCCAAATGATGAAAGTTGCTCTAATTACAGGTATTACGGGACAAGATGGGTCTTATCTTGCAGAACTTCTTCTAGAGAAAGGATATGAAGTTCATGGCATAATAAGACGCTCTTCTATGATTAATACTCATCGTATTGACCATATATTTCAAAATATTAAGTTGCATTACGGGGACTTAACAGATTCTACTAATATAGTCAGAGTTATACAAAAAGTTCAACCCGATGAGATTTATAATCTTGGTGCTCAGAGTCACGTCAAAGTATCCTTTGAGATGCCTGAATACACTGCTGATGTGGATGGTGTGGGAACTCTTCGCATTCTTGAAGCAGTGCGTCTCTTGGGTATGGAAGAACGTGTTCGCATTTATCAAGCATCTACGAGCGAACTCTATGGTCTTGTTCAAGAAACTCCTCAGAGTGAAACTACTCCTTTTTATCCCCGTTCTCCTTATGGTGTAGCAAAATTATACGCTTATTGGATTACTAAAAACTATCGTGAAGCATATGGAACGTATGCTTGTACTGGCATTCTTTTCAATCACGAATCTCCTAGGAGAGGAGAGACATTCGTAACCCGTAAGATTACTAGAGGACTTAAGGCATTATCTGAAGGAAGACAGACAGTTCTCAAGTTGGGGAACCTTGACGCTAAGCGTGATTGGGGACATGCTAAGGATTATGTCGAAGCAATGTGGATGATGTTACAACAGGATGAACCCGATGATTATGTGATTGCTACTGGAAAACAATATTCTGTTCGCCAATTTGTTGAGATGGCAGCACCTTATTTTGAAATGAATATTGAATGGCAGTTCACAGATAAAGGAACTGAGGTTGGGATTGATACCAATACGGGACTAGTTCGTGTTATGGTAGATCCAAAGTATTTTCGTCCAGCGGAGGTAGATTCTCTTCTTGGAGACTATACAAAAGCAAAACAAAAATTAGGTTGGGAACCTAAAATTTCTTTCGAACAATTAGTTGAGGATATGTGTATTAATGAAAAATGATTCTAGAATTCTAGTTGCTGGTGCCAACGGAATGGTTGGTAGGGCGATTGTGAGAAACCTTGAAGGAAAAGGATATAACAACATCATCAAAGGTACTCGTGATGATGTTGACTTTACAAATCAGGATGAAGTCGAGCGTTATTTTTGCTCTGAGGAACCAGAATATGTTTTTCTTGCCGCCGCTAAAGCAGGTGGAATTATGGCAAACAAAACTTATCCTGCCAATTTCATATATGATAATTTGATGATTCAATCAAATATTATCAACTCATCTTATAATTTTGGAATAAAGAAATTACTCTTTCTCGGATCTTCTTGCATTTATCCAAAGTATCCAAATCTTCCAATTACCGAAGATCAACTTCTTGTTGGACCTCTAGAAACAACAAATGATTCTTATGCGATTGCAAAGATTGCTGGAATTAAAATGTGTCAGGCATATCGAAGACAATATGGATTTAATACAATCTCACTGATGCCAACTAATCTATATGGCCCTTACGATAACTTTAATTTAGAAACATCCCATGTTCTTCCCGCGATGCTTGCTAAATTTCATTCTGCTTTAGACCATAGCAAATACTGGGAGGTTAAATTGTGGGGAGATGGATCAGCGATGCGTGAGTTTCTGCACGTTGATGACCTTGCCGAAGCATGTTATGTCTGTATGCAAAACTATGAAGGTGAAGATCATATTAATGTCGGAACAGGTGAAGATGTAACTATTAAAGAATTGGCAGAAACAATT